TGCAGCAATCAGCATGCTGGCATACACCCTTTATCCAACATTCGCCATGCAGAGCATGGGCGTGGATAAAAAAACGGGAGATTACCTGTACGCAGATGAAATCAATGTCCTGGAAGCAAATCTGGAGACGATCTGTAGCAAGACGATCCCAAAACTGGCGGGTAAAAAGAAAACATACTACGAAAACACAGCAACCATCGATTTTACTGAGCTTAACAGAATCGAAAAATGCTGCTTGGATTTGTACAACAATCTTACGAACCAGAGTAACGGAGGAAGGTATCATCTGGCCTTTACTCTGGGTACGGGAAGGAGCGGCTTTTAATGGCATTAAAAACAGATTATAAAGACGCAGCATGGGCGGGGGACCGCCTCTATGAGATAAAAGACGCCGGGAGCGGCACCAGCACCATCACTGATGCGACAACATACACCCAGGAGGGCGATCCTTTTGGGGCGAAGGATATTAACGAAACCAACGCGGTCATTAACCGGCTCACAAAAGAGCCGACATGGGTAACGCTGAAAGCATCGAGCTGGAGCGGATCCACGGCGCCATACACCCAGAAAGTGAGCGTGGCAGGGGTTACGGCAGACGATTACCCGGTACTTGTAAGTGGTCTGGCAGATGGGGCATCAGCTGCAACGATAAAAGCGTATAATAAAGCATTTTCTTGTGTTGCGGCAGTACCTGGCGTAACAGCGGCCGGAAGTGTAACTTTTAAGGCGTATAAAAAGCCAAATATTGATATCAGAGTTGGATTAAAGGGGGTATAAAAATGGGTTTAGTTTTGGTAACCGGTGGTAGTGAAAATATTGGAATTTCAGATGAGTGTACTGCAACTAAAGGAGATATTTTAAAAGGGAAAACCGCAATTTCCAACGACTCTGATGATGAAGTTGTGGAGGGCACACTGGAACTAACTGGCACAGCGGTTGACAATCAAGTTCTTGCCGGTAAAACTTATTATAGTACAGATGCTCATACAAAAAGAACAGGGACCATACAATCACAACCTGGATGGACACCTATTCCCTCAACGATTCAGCAAACATTAAAATGTAAAGGTAAATATATGACGGAGAACGTTGTTATTCCGGCATTTGTTATGCCTTCTGCTGATGTTATAAAGAAAGGCGCAACGGTATCAATATATGATAATTCTATAACAGGCACGTGGGAAGGTTATCCACCTACTACTGAGTATTTCTGGAAGGCTACGCCGGGCGGTAACAGCAATATAGGCGGTCTTGTTGGAACCGGAAGTTTAGGTTTTGGCAGCTTGGGACAAGTTTATTCTAACAGCAATGCTTCTGATAATACTTTATCAACTCCAAAGATGATTAATCTAAGGAAATACAGTCGCATTTTTGTACACATCAATAAAAGTGAGCCTTATGAAGACGCAGGCGTTGCTATATACGCAAAATATGCCAATGGGCAAAGAGCTTTGATGCGCAGCTTTACACATTACTCAACAGATGGAGCATTTTATTACTATGACTATAATGCTTCTTGGTGGGCAACGTTGGAACTGGTATTTACACGCCAGGGAACAGGTCTGTGGCAGTGGGGCATTCAGTATATAGAATAGTTTAGGAGGTGCCAAAAGTATGAAAGTAGTTGTAATTTTTGATAAGGAAGGAAATGTAGTTGCTATGGTACCATGTGATGAACAGGTTAAGGCCGTGCGCTGCATACTTAGTGACCTTCCAACCGGAGCGGTTGTGGACAGGGTGAACTTGGAAAACAGAAAGAAACCTGTGGCTGAATGGCACGATACGCTGACGGAAGCTGAGCAGAGACGAACAGCGCTGGTACGTGGACTTGCGGAGCAGGTAAAAAATGGTGCGTCACTTAGGGAGCTGATCGGCAGCATGAACAACCTGAGTAACAGTGAAAAATGGAAGCTGGAAGAGGAGGTAAAGGCAAATGGCATTTAACGGTACAATTCAGGAAATCACCCTTAATATGTATGGCGATGCCAAGGATGATAAATATGTCGAGGTGCAGCAGGGAGACAGCGCATCCAGAGTGATCCGGTTTAAGCTTAAAGGATTTAAAAATGAGGATTATGCAGTACCATATGGCGCAGGTGTTGCCCTCTGCATTAAAAAGTCAGACGGAAAGTATGTGCTGTGTACCGGAACTGCAGAAACGGAAAATACAGTCCTTGTGACACTTACAAGCCAGGCATGTGCTTGTGCGGGTAAGCAGCCAGCACAGCTTTATATCTACACTCAGGACGGAGATATTAAGTCCCAGAGCTTTTATATTAAAATCCCAGAGGCAACTTATAAAGATGATGCAATCAAGTCTGAAAATGAAGTAGGTGTCCTGATCGAGGCCGAAAAGTATTTGCGCCAGATCCTGGAAACAAAACAGCGCTTGGATTTGGCGGCGTCAGAAGAGGAACTGCGTGAACTGAAAGATCAGGTTACGAATATCGTGGCAGCATCTAGCGGAACGGAAGGGAATGCAGAACTCCAGGACATCCGCTATGGCGCGGATGGAAAGACCTATCCGACTGCGGGGGAGGCAATGCGCGGACAACTTGAACGGAAAGCAGATAAGGACGATGCGATGTCATGGTCTGATTGGTTCGACCTGCACCGCACTGGTTGGCACGGAGGTGTGACCTTCCCGCAGTTTTCAACCTCTCAGTCCACACTCGGCACGAAGACCGGCGACAATGCGAATATGGTGGCCGAAACATCAACCAACACCACGAAGGGGCGTAACGATTATGCTGGCAAGCCGGTAACCGACCTGATGTTTAACGGCATCGAGGTCAACGGATACATTGATGAAGATGGAGAACCGCACATCACCGCGGTCAAGGGCAGCCCGAATTTCTCCCGAACCGGAGAGAGCGGCGATGTATGGATGGCATTTTTAACACCATACTACAAACGGATCAGCACAGACACAGAGGAGGGGTGGGATTTTGCGGATCACAAAGTTGATGACCTTGTACCGTGGCCAGATAGCGTAAGGCCGGATGGAAGTGTACGGAGCTTTTACCTTAAGAGCAAGTACCCGGGCGTAACTGGAAAAGACGGTCTGGTAGGATCAATCTCCGGCTGCAAGTTGCTGCGCAACACCTCGCACAACAACCAGATTGCTGAGTTTGCGAAGAAGGGTTCTCAGTATTGCGGCATGACAACAACAGATATGGCCTGGGCACAGTGGATGGACGACATGAAGTTTGCAAATCACAATTCTCAGACCTTTATGGCTGGAGCAACCGGCTATTACAACCAGTATCCTGCGACCGTGACCGAAGATGATGTAAAACGCATCATCATTAGCAAGAATAATGCGAAAAATCTTGTTGTCGGCTCCTATGCATCAATCGGATATGGATTTATCCAGAATGGAACGGTGAATACTGATCGAGGAAATGATAACGTGCATAAGTATGCGGACGATGTGAAGATTCTCAAGATTGAGGATTATGATGATAACAACAGCGCGGTGTATGTAGATGCACCGACGGCATTTAGCACGGCTGCAGTTGCGCTGAGCGATACTCTGACATCTCCGGTATATCTGTCAACGATGCACTGGTGGTCTGGGGCCTGCGACGATGTACTTGGACCGGACGGTTCTCCAAGTAACTGCACAAGCGGCAAGGAACCATTTATTCTGTCCGGTGTCGAGTTTGGACATGGAGGATTTACGGTTCTTGCGGATATAATCATGTCCGGCGTCTATGATGCTGATACAGATACCTACACGCAGACTCCGTATATCGTACATGATTCACGCAAGATTGCCAACAACAAGATTACGGATGACTATGCTAAGTGTTCCATGACGGCTCCGGATACCAATGACAGCTGGCAGTATATCTCCAAAGAGGGATATGACCCGCAGGCACCCTGGCTGCAGATTCCGATTGAGGCGAAAGGATCTTCCAGTACAGGATTTGCCGATGGAGTTCATACCGGAGCCAGAAACACCAGCCTGAGAGAGTTTCTCTGGTTCGGCTTTCTGAACTCCGGGTCGCGTGCGGGGCTCCGTTGCGCGGGCCTGAATCGCGGGGTCGCCTGGACCTGGTGGAGCATCCTGCGTCGCCTTTCCTATCTCCGTCGCGGCGTAGCCGCTCGGGGGTGAATCCGCGCAGCGGAGAGGGGATCGCCCCTCAAAAAAATAAAATAAGATAGATATCAAGGGCTGCAAGGTGCTTTCTCGTCGGGGTTTTGTTCCTTTTCTCTGGTTCGGCAATCTGAACAACAGGTCGCATGCGGGGCTCCGTTACGCGAACCTGAATAACAGGGTCGACAGGACCAGGTGGAACATCCTGCGTCGCATTTCTGACAAATTTGAAAGTTGCTTTTGCATCTTGCAGCGTCGAGCAACCGACTTGCGCGAATATCGTGCGACCGCAGGGGATACCCTGAAAATTGATCGAGACGGCATCGGCCTGTGCCGAATAAAAGACACGGACCGGCGGCATGGCGGAGGACATGCCAGGGGGTTAGTAGTCAAACCGAAAGCCCTTGAGATCAGAAAGGATCACGAATGAGGCGTTACTGCAAAAACGTCGACATTACAGATACAGGCTTTATTGAGCGCTGCATTTATCTCTGGCTGGAGAAGAAGAGATCCCGCCGGGATGTGCAGCGCTTTTTGGCCCATTATACAGATCTTACATACCGTCAGATCCGAAAGATGATGAGGATCAAGGCAACCAACTGGCTGCCGGAATGTATCAAAAGAGTAGCAGAAGATGTGAGACGGCGGTTGATCGAGGAGAAACTTGACCTGCCGCCGATAGAATTTAAAGACAAATATGACGATGTCTGCGGCAAGTGGCGGCGCATCGGGATCCAGAAACCGATCCATCAGATATTTGATTATGTCGCGGTTGAAGCTTGCCGGGAAATGTTCATGGCTAAGATTGGGCCGTATCAGATGGCTTCAATCCCGGGACGCGGGCAGGAGAAGGGAGCAAAACA